TCATTCATTTTACCCGCGTCGAAACCCAACCGCATTTTAAATATGCCTTGCCACGGTTGAAGATCGAAGGCATCCGGCATTGGAATCGGCAAGCCACCTGGAATCCACATGCCCGGTCTGATGTCGAACCCTTGATCGATCGGATCTGGCGCGAGGCGCAGGCGGCTGGTTATACGGTGGACAAATACAATCAAGGTCTCATTTCTTTTGGTCCCTATAATGCGGTGCGTGGCGGTGCGCGGGTGGCCTGATGGCTTATGGCGATGCCATTATGGTGACGGCTCGGGTCAAGGGTTTGCATGCCAAAGGCCAACTGGCGGGATTTGGTTATAAGAATGAGAAACGAATAAAATGGACTGGCTATTGCGAAAGCGTTTTTAAATATAATCCGAATATTGCTCGGCCCGGCCAAGAACGACAGGTGAGTCTATGGTTTAATCATTACAAAAAAGATTTTGTGCATGGTTATTGTCGTTATGATGATCGTCGTTCCATCTATATCTGGAATTATCAATTTAAGGCAGAACCCGGCGAATTCCATTTTGCGGCAAATGAAGCGTTGGGGCTGCCAGATAAAGGACCTTACATCATGATTGAACCGAATGTGATGTGGAATCGACCTTGCAATGTCAACAAAGATTGGGGCGATCATAAATATGAACGACTCGCGCAGGCCTTGCTGGATCATGGTTGTAACTTGGTGCAATGCGTTCACGGCAATTCACGGCGCATCATTTCCGGAGCGCATCAGGTCAAGACCGAAACCTTTCGCGATGCGGTGCGTGTTTTGGCCGGGGCTCAATTTGTTATCTGTGCCGAAGGAGCCAATCAGCATGCGGCGGCGGCATTGAATATTCCGGCCATTGTGCCGTGGGGAGCGTGGAATTCGCCGCAGATGTTTGGTTATGACGGGCAGATCTATTTCACCGGGGGCGAGTCAGTGATCTGCGGCAATCTGTTTCCGTGTCCGCATTGCCGCGCGGCGTTCAATCGCATTCGCGTCGATGACGTTTACCAGGCGGCAATCAAGCTATGGGATATGGTGACGAAATCATCGGTTCCGGCCTAGCACGCGGCGCGGCGGCGCGCGGTAAGAAAATCGCTTTTGGCGATGGACGCAAGATCATTTGGACGCAATGGTGCAAGGAAGTTTATGAGAACAATCCGAATATTGCCTGGCCGGGGCAGGAAAAAGCGCCGGGCGTGGAATGGATGGAATTCCATGTCGGTCGTCGGCACTACAGCACATTGGATGCGGCCAAAGGAAGATGGATCTGGAACTACAACTACCGCATGGCGGCAGGAGAATTCTTTTTCAGCGAGAAAGAAAAAGCCATTGCTGCCAATCACCGATCCGATTTTATCGTCATCGAACCAAATTTGCCGTGGTGGAAACCGGTCGCAGTCAACAAGGATTGGGGCGAAGCCAACTATGCCGAGCTCGGGCGACAGCTGATTGAGCAGGGTTATCGGCTGCTGCAATTTCATCATGCCAATACTAAGCGCATCATTACCGGCGCACAGATCATCGAAGTGCCGCGCTTTCGTCAGGCCATCGCGATCATGCAGCGCGCGGCGGTCTATGTCGGTGTGGAAGGCGGCATGATGCATGCCGCGGCAGCGGTGGGATTGCGCGGGGTGATCCTGTTCGGTGGCTGGTCGCCGCCTTTGGTGGTGGGGCATTCCTGGCATGTCAACATCACCGGCAGCAATGAGGCCTGCGGCAGTATCAAGCCTTGCGATCATTGCCGACAGGCCATGGCCAATATCTCGGTTGAACAGGTGAGTCGTGCAGTCAGCCATGAAGCTGTTGCAAAATCCCATTGAGCTATCGCAATTCATCCAATTGTTGCAGAAAAACGATGTGCGGTCTTATCTGGAGATTGGCTCGAAAAAAGGCGGTTCGTTTGGTCCGATCGTCAGGGGTTTGCCGAAACGGTCGCGCGCGGTTTCGGTCGATCTGCCGTTTCCGCCGGAATATGCCCATAAGCATTATCTGCCGTTACTCAAGCAATGCATCAATGACCTGGATCGATCAGGCTATGATGTGCATCTTATTCTTGGCGACAGCACGGATGAGGCGACCATCGCGCAGGTGCGCGCGCTGGGACCGTTTGATGCCTGTTTCATTGATGCCAATCACTTTGAATCTTATGTGCGCAAGGATTGGGCCAATTATGGACCGATGAGCAAGATCGTGGCCTTTCATGATATCAATGATTCAGTGCCGAGAGAACAATTCAAGATCGAAGTCAAAAAGGTCTGGGACGAAATCAAACTCGGCTACCGGCATTGCGAGATCAAGCACGACAAGAATGTTAACGGCATCGGTGTTTTATGGCGATAGTATTCACGACATGGTTCTGGGGTAATAAATATAATCATCTTCACGTCATGAAACTGCAGGCCGGCATTCAGCGCCATTATAAGCAACCATACCGATTTGTCGTGTTCACTGATCAAACATTGAAAGAGGCTCACGCGCAGACCGAGATTGTTCCGATTCCTGATCCCCATTTGGTTGATCGTAGTTGTTTTTGTCGATTGCGATTATTCGATCCGGATTGGCAGGCAGCGCATCGATTTGATGATCGTATTATCAATCTGGATCTTGATATCATCCTAACTGGGAAGCTCGAACCATTATTCGATCGACCAGAATCATTCTTGATCTTGCAGGGGGTCAACGCGACCAATCCCAATCCATTCAATTGTTCGCTATTCATGATCAGGCCGGGACATCATCGCGAGGTATGGAGTGAATTCAGTTTAGAGAAAGCGCAGCACATCAAGCATGATGCATTTCCCGATGATCAGGGCTGGATCTGGCACATGCTTCCCGAAGCAGATGGATGGCGTGGCGGCAAGGCCAGCGGGATCTATGCGTTCCAGAAACCGGGTTGGCCGGGTGGCACCGACCTGCCGGCGGATGCGCGCATGGTGGTGTTTTTCGGCAAACGCAAGCCGGAACAATTTTCTCAATTGCCGTGGATGCGAGATCATTGGAGAACGTGATGGAGGAAACGCGGAAATTTACCCATCCGCCCTATCAGACCGAACGCGAGCACAAGGCATTCCTTGATATTCTGCAGGCCGAACAGGTCCGGTCGTATCTGGAAATTGGTTCGTTCTGGGGTGCCTCGTTGTGGAAAACCGCGCTGGCATTGCCGAAGAAATCGCGCATCGTGTCGGTTGATTCCATGGTGGACAAAGCCGGCGCGCAGCCGACACTTGAAGCCTGCATCCGAGAATTGAATCGGATCGGCTACAAAGCGCAATTCATCAAAGGCGATTCAACGGCACCGGCAACGGTGGAGCGAGCTCGGGCACTTGGTCCCTTTGATGCGGTTTTCATCGATGGCAATCATGCCTTTGATTATGTCAAGGCGGATTGGGAAAACTACGGGCCGATGGCGACGAAAGTTGTCGGCTTCCATGATATCAATTGGAAAGATAGTTGGCGCAGTGCCAAAGGGCCACCGCATCCGACCGAAAAACATTTCGGCGTGCCGCGATTCTGGGAGGCGTTGAAAAATGGCTATCGACATCAGGAATTTCGCTGGCACCCTGACAACAACTATCACGGCATCGGTGTGATTTGGGTCTGATCGATCGCAACCAGGTCGCGCTGTTCATTCCTCCGGGATTACGGCGGTTCAAGTTGGATCTGTTCGAACAGATAGGCCGCTCGATCGGTCGCGTGATCCGCTACGATCACATGTTATTGGATGCGCTGCCGGATGATATCGTGCCGATTGTCGGCTGTTCGGTTCAGCTGGGACCCCAAATCGATCGCTGGCGCAAGACCGGACGTAAATGGATCTATTGGGATCGTGGCTACCTTCGCCGTTATTTTCATACTTGGATGCCTACTGGCTCTGCTATTGGTATTCCACGAGGCTTCTACCGTTGGCACATTGGACGCGCACAAATGGACCGTATTCATAACGTGCCTGCTGATCGGTGGAATCATCTTCGGCTCGCTGATCAGATGAAACCATGGAACAAGAATGGCAGATCCATTGTCGTCATCAACACCATGCAGGAATATTTCGATTTGTGGCTGGAGCCGGATTGGATTCAACGTACGGTCAATTTACTCAAATGCTATACTGATCGACCGATCATTGTCCGCAGTCATGAAAGCAAAAAACCATTGTATGAAGAATTGAAAACCGCGCATTGTCTGGTAACGCATGGATCGGTAGCGGCGGTGGAAAGCGTCATTTGGGGTTGTCCGGTTTTTGTCACCGACATGAGCGCGGCCAAGCTTGTCGGCCTGACTGACTTTTCCAAGATCGAAACACCGGTTTATCCGGAACGGCAACCCTGGCTGAATTCCTTGGCCTATTGCCAATATAGCGAAGCGGAAATTATCAATGGCACAGTGTGGAAGATGATCCAATGAGAGGCGGCGCGCTTGATACCCGCATCACGATTCAGCGTACTACGACATCATATGATAATGCCGGAGAACCGGTCGAGAGCTGGTCCGATCTGGCTTTGCGCTGGGCCTCGGTACGGCCAATGACCGGCAGCGAACGCTTGGTCGGCGAGAACATTGTCACCAAGGAACAGGTGGAGTTTCGCATTCGGTGGGATCAATCGATCGCCGATCTGTCACCGCTCGATCGCATCATCCTGCCATCGACCGCCAATCCGCCGAGCGATCTGGATATCTACAATATCATCCAGGCCTCGATGATCGGACGCAATGAAGGCTTTCTTATTCTGGCTTATCGCTATGCCGCTGATTGATTTGCGTCCCGGCTTGCGCGGCTATCTGTTGACCAATGCGGCGATCTCGTCTGCAGTGAGTGGCTCACGCATATTTCCGGTGATCATGCCGCAAGGCGAACGCGCCGATTCGATCGTCTATGTTCGTGTGTTGGAAAACGAAGGCTATCACATGAGCGGACCATCCCATCTTGTCGGCCAACGCATGCAGATCGACGTGTGGTCGCAATCGACCGGCAGTGCGGCTCGGTTGGCGGATCTGGTGAAAGATCATCTTGGCGGTGCGCGGGGACCATGGTCCTACGGGGGCAGCTCGCCAGGCGATTTTGTCAGAGTGCAAGGCGCATTCATGCAGACCGGGTTCGATGATTATGATCGCGAAGCCGAACTGTACCGAATGAGTCGCGATTATATGATCTGGTATGAGGCCGAGCAATAAATGGCAAAAGAGTTGATGAAGGTGGAAGGCTTCAAGGAACTGGAGCAAGCCTTGAAGGATTTGCCCAAGGCCACCGGACGCAATTGCATTCGCCGCGCCTTGACCAAGGCGGCAGAACCCATTGTGCAAACCGCTTCGACCTTGGCACCGAGCCGGCCTGGTTCGGGCGCGCTCAAGCGTTCGATCGCGGTTTCCAAAATTCGCTTCAGCAAAGGGGAGGCTGGCAAACAGGCTTTTGCCGAAGCCATGCGGCGCGGCGCCTCAAGAAAGGAAGCCGCGGCTGCGGCGCACGAGGCGAACGCCGAGCAAAGCGAGGATGTCACGTCGGGAATCGCCGAAATCGGACCAACGCGGGAGGGCTGGTATGGCGGGCTGGTGGAATTCGGCACGCGGCATTCGGTGGCCAAGCCGTTCCT